AGCCACGTCTTCCCGCTGACTACGCCGGATGCCTTCCATGCTTCGACTTCGGCACGTCGGCTCGCGCGTTGCGCTTCCGTTCGAGCGATCGTCAAAGCGCGTCGAGTCGTCGCGCGTTCAGCGTCTCCGTCCTTCACGGCCCACGTCTTCACGCGCTCCGCGATCTCTGGAATCGTCTCGCCGTTCGCAACTCCGTCTCCGATGACCTTCGAGAACTTGACTGCCGTCCAACGATTCGTCGAGTCTGCGGCCCGATTTGCGAGACGGATCGACTCGGTTCGAGCGTATGCCTTCAGATCCTCTCCATGCTTGTCGAAGTTCACCGGAAGAGCCTTCATCTTCTCAAGCGTCGTCTTGCCGAGGATGATCCCTGCCGCGAGCGAGTCTTCGAGATACGGTCGAAGCGCGTCAACGATGTCCTTGCGCCATTTCTTCGATTCGAGAAGAGACTGAACTTCGGCGGCAAGTTCCTGCGACGGAGCGTCCTGCTTCGCGATGCGTTCGAGGACGGCCTTCACCTGTCGATCGAAGATGCGACCGACGCTCTTTCCGAGTTCATCCTCGCGCTTCGTGATCTTGTCGAACTCCTTGAGCGCGTCCTTGCCGAGATCCTTCGTGAGAACGTGCGGAGGTTCGATCTCGTCGGCCTCGATCATCTTCGTCCAGAGATCAAAGAGAAGAGATTTCTTTGGCTTCATTGCCGGAGCAGCGTTCGCCTTCGGGTCGCTCGAATTCGCATAGATGAGATTCACCGCATCGGAGATTGGTAGTTTCGATTCCTTACCCGAGTCATCCTTCAGCGTGACCGTCGTTCCGGTCGCCGATGGCTTCCATGCTGTCATCTGGTAGCCCATCGCGCGGAACGCATTCTCCGCGACATCGATCGTGATCCGCGAAGGCTTCGCAGGGAGCTCCACCGAATGCGACTGTGGCTTCGCCATGCCTTCCGCCGGAGGAGATCCCTTCGCAGGCTTCGACGTGCGAGGCTTCTTCGGAGCCTTTGGCTTGTCGCTCGAAGGCTTCGATTCCTTCGGAGCAGAAGACGATTCGCTCGATCCGCCGCCGCTTGATCCTCCGCAAGTGTTGCCTTCCTCGAAGCCTTCAGAGCCGACTCCGCAATTCTTCCCGTCGATGCAGTCGATCTCTTCCGCGATGGCTTCGAGTGCCTTCGTCCAAGCGTCGTCGATCGAGAGGCCTTCGAACGGATCGCAAGATCCGCATCCGCAGGCGCACTTTTTCTTCCGCTCCGAGTTGCGCTCGCGCTCGCGATCAAACTCCTCGATCTTGCGCTTGGCCCAAGCGAAGCCGTCGTCGCCGCCCCAACCGTACCAAGCCTGCCATCCGCGCCCCTGCTCATCCCAAGTGGAGCCTTGCTTGTCGACCTCGTGACGCTCGAAGTACGAAGCCATGCGGCGAATCGTGTCTTCAGAAAGTCGCACTCGATTCATCAAGTCGCGAGCGCGAGCGATTCCGACTGCGGTCATTCCGCGCTCGCTCTCTGGTTTGCGAGCGCGAACTTCAAGAGCGCGGCGAGCATTGTCGGCTACCGACTGCGGAGGCCGAGTGTCGATGTCGCCGATCGCCTTCGTCTTTTTTTCTGGCTTGAGATCCTCATATTCACCATCTTCGATGAGCACCGGATCTCTATTTTCATCAAGCCATCGAACCACTCGCTTCATCGCCTGCGTCGCGGATAGTTCTCCGGGTGCGATGCTCACTTGATCTTCTACATCCCCGCGAGGAGGATAAGCCTCCATGTGATTCGCGATTCGAACTCGAAGCGTCTTTCCGTTGTCGCCTTGCACGTCTATGTAGTTCGATCCAGTCGATGCAATCTGACGCTTAGGTTCTACGAGTTCACGATCTCCAAAAAACTCACGGCTTTCTTTTCCAAGTGCTTGCTCGTTCCAGTCAGTCAGCACATTCTGAATCGCTTCGTAGACCTCATCTGCCTTGTCTTGAACTTCACTCGAACTCATAGAAGAGGTGATCTCGATATCTTTCACGCGAGAAAGAGCAGATTCTTGTATCGAGGCTGAACTTCCTCGAAGTGATCCGCAAGTATTCCCTTGTTCAAATCCGCCTGAACCAATTCCGCAATTCTTCTTCCCTTCAGCACACATCGAGTACGCGATCGCGACGGCCTGATCCTGCGGATAGCCTTCCGCGATCAATGTCGGAATCTTCTCCGAGACGCAGTCCGAGAGCGCGTCCTTCTGCTCTGGCTGTGTCGGAAGCATCGGAGGCTCCTCGATCTCGTTTGAGTCATCCAGAGGCCCCGTAAGGCCGTCCGGCGCACTCGAAGCCATTCCGAGAGGCGCGGCAGGCGCAGGGCCGCCGAGAGGCTGTCCGTTGACGAGAAGCGCATCGGCCATCGGATCTTCGACTGGCTCAAGGCCTTCGCGCATTCGCGCTTCGTTCGCCGTCATGATTCCGCCTGCGACCATCGAGCGGAGTTTCTCAAAGGCGAATCGCTCATCCTCGGAGACGGGGTTGTCATACGCGAGGAACGCATCCTCTTCGATATTGAAGAGCGGGAGGAGATTCTGATTCAGAGTCTCCTCATCCATGCGAAGCAGCGGCAAGATCGTCGTCTGCTTCCATGATGCGAATCCTACGGTCGCGCTCGCAAGATTCGGATCGTTTGCCTTGAGCATCGAGACAGGAACGCCGAAGACTGCGGCGATCTCTTCGACGATCTGCTCGCGGCCTGCTAAATCCTTCGGAGGGAAAGACAGAGGCTTGAGGTCGATGTCTGCCGTCGTCGTGAGGAAGCGTCCCGTGCGCTTCGATCCGCGCAACTTCTCGTCGATCGAGACTTCGAGCCGTTCGAGTTCGTCGTCGTGAGCAGGCGACTTGACGACGAGGAGATAGTCAGGCCGCGCCTTGTTCGCGAAGAAGGCGACATCCATCTCGTGAATTGCCTCGTTCGCCATGATCGCGCCCCAAGCGGCCTCGACCTTTCCGATCCCGTAGTACATATCCGCCGGATTCGGACGCTTGAAATGGATCACTTCATCCGGCGCGTATGTGTTCTCGCGCTTCTGCTCTTCGGTCGCGCCGTATCGATATCCCTTGATGAAGTCTTCGCCTTGCTGTCCTGCGATGATCTCGACGAATTGCGAAGGCATCGTCCAGAGTTGCACCGGAACGCCGAGACGCTGATCGATGACGGGGTGAATGTAGGCATTGCCCGTCAACTCGCCGTACAGAACGCGGAGGACGGTCGCGTCGAATCCGTTCTGATACGGATTGACCTTCGAGAGCAACTGAAGGATCGGATGCGCGTCATCGACGACCTCGAAATCTTCGCCGTACTCTGCGGCCTTCGTGAGCGCGTATCGGCTCGGTCGCTGTTCGAGATCTCCGAAGAGATATGACTTCGTGCGGCGCGAGGCTTTGCGAGTGTTCCAGAGTTTCGTCGACTGACTCTTATTTCGAACGTACAAGCGAAGAGGCTGACTCGCGACAGCGACGGCATTCAGATTCGCCGCTGCGTAAATCCAAGATCGATACGCATTCACAGCGGCGCGATATTCAAACGGCGATCGCTTTGCAGGCTCGCCGCGAAGGATCGTCATCGAAGAATTGAAGTACTTCTCCGGAGTGAACGCCGCTTTGATTCGTGCGAGTAGATTCATCAGATGACTTTCACCATGAGAGGCCTTCGCGCTCGACGCGCAAGAACGGCAAGCGCGAGAGCGCAGACTCCGTCGTCGTGACCGACTGTCGCCTCATAGGAGACGTTTCTCCCTGAGTATCGGAAGCCGAACGATTCGAGTTCACTCCGAAGCCAACCATCGGGAAAGCGGATGTCCGCAGTCGAGATCGCGATTTGAAGGCCTTCCATCAGTTGTTGCTTGCTCTGGCTTGTGAATTTGAAGCCTTCGGTTCTGCGGCAAACTTTGCGAAGATCTTCGACGATCGGATCGCCGACTCCGGTCGAGTCGATCTGTGCCGGAGCGTTCTGAATCATCTTCGCGAGTCGCTCGCGCGTGACGTTCCAAGGAGCCTGCCATCGTTCGAGCCGACAGACGCGGCCCTCGGCATCGAGGCCGACTGCAACCGTCCAGTCTTGACTCTTCGCGAGGTCGACTCCCCAAGCCTCTGGAGTTGCCGTCGACATCGGCGCGATGCAAGCGCGGATCGCATCGAGGCCGAACGGATTGCCTCCGTCCTCTGCGGGAATGCCTTCAAGTTCCTGATCGGCGATTGCCTTCGGCAGACTCGATCGCATCGCTTCGACTTCCGCAGGATCGAGAAACGGATTCGACATCGAGCCGATTCGAAACGCGGCCCAAGTTCCGGTCGTGTCTCCTTCCGCTTCAAGGAAGAGACGATGGAAGTCGCCTGTACCCTTCGGCGTTCCGGCGAATATTGCGCTTCCCTTGCGATCGGCGAGAGTCGGTCGAATCGCGGCTCGCCAGATGTCGAGAAG